CAACTCGACAGCACCACCTTGTACACCGATACCTGTATAAGCAGGGGTGTTTATATCTGCGTATTCGCCAAGACCATATAAGTGGCCAGAAGCGACTTTAATGGTTGTATAGAACTGGGTCGAGCTCCTGGTATATGGTGGGAAGTTCCGATCTATTACAAGTACCCTTCTGCCAGCGAATGAAGCGGAAACTGGCAGTGTAAGTGTCAAACTGCCACCATTGCTAACGATATTCGCCTCTGAATCCAGGGTCACTGCACCAGATCTTTCTGTTAAGGCTGCCATAATATAACCGGAGAAGGTACCTTTCTTAGCCGTAATCGTTCCATCCGCAGAAATGATGCAGTTGTCGTTAAAGTTTGCGGAACCGTCAGAATTCAATGTTACTTTTCCTGATGTATGAGTTATCTTACCTTCTGACAAGATCCAGCCGTTACCGTCTGTTCCTACTATAGCACATTCAGTTGCCAAGAACGAGAAGTCGGTCTCTAGTTTCCAATTTGTGTAGCCATGGCCGATATCGTCAAAAGGATTCTCGTCATCGGTCGGAGTATGGGTGACCAGGCATCGATAATATCTGCCATTATACAAAGCAAAGTCTAAATATTCTTCACCTGCGGCGCCGCATAGGTATTCAACACCTTTTACAAATTTCCGCAGTCTAGGCATTGCCCCGCGTTCCCCTGGTTTTCCTTGCTGGGGATCACGCTTAAGGGCAATCCTTGTTACTTTCCTTATCGCTGTCATGATATTACACATTATTCTGCTGAAATTATTAAGGTTAGATCACCTCCGGCCTTGAGCCCTTGGGCATATGTGACCATAAAGCTTGAACCACCGTCCTGGGAAGCAATCTCGGTTCCGTCAGATTTAGTCAGAAGATAGTTAAGAGTATATCCGCTGACCTCTTCTGACGTACTGCGTTTAAGCACTTTTGGACGATAGTAGATTGATGTTTGAACGGAGCTTACTTCCTCGGGGACAGATTTGCCGTCCGAGTCAGTTGGGTTAGGGAAGATAATCAAGACATCAGTCTCATCTACAACTTCCAATACTGCACTCGTTAATTTACCACCATAGCTGAGTTCGCATTTATATAGCTCGGAACTGTTCACGTCAGCTTTTGAGATTGTAATGGATTTTGACGTGTTACTAAGCTTCTGCCATCCGTCAACACCATTTGTCACATTCATCTTATACCACTTATATGTCACGGAAGATGTCTTTTCAGCACCGCCAACGAGCAGATGAGCAGTCGCTGTCAGCGTCTGTACGACATCATCAATGACCCCGCCATTGTTTACGGCTATATAAGCGAGGTATGCTTCCCCATCTGTTTGCTCGATCTCAATATCAATCGAAGCGGAAACAGTGGTTTCAAAGCCTGTATTCACTATCCCTTTGAATTCGATAGTGTCGGAGTCAATGTTGCCAGATGAAGCAATATCCTTAAGAATTGTCAGTGTAGGCACGGAGAAGCCATCGATTGTCTTATATTCTGTCTTGAAGGTTCCTGCGGCTAAGCCACCTATTGCGGTAGATAGGCCGTTTTTAAATGCTATCTCTACCCCATTGTAATACCATTGGTAGCCAGTGGTTTTCACAGCTACTCTTGCGGCCTGCAAAGAGCTCCTCACCACAGGGTAGATGCATGGTTTATTTGAGGCAAATGACGGCGATACGACGCCATTGCCATTCGAAATGAACTGCTTCAACGGGAAAGTGCTGCGAAGATTACAGTTCAGGGTATCTCCTTGTTTCACGAATTTTATCGTGGTCTGTCCTTTACAAACGCTCATATCTTATCTATTTATGTAATTCTTTTCTGGCTTCTAAATTTGAGAGTATCTTTCCACCCAGGCTTGCCGCCTTGTCTTCAAGCGTATCGCCTTCTGCAACATATGTATTCAAGTCGCTCTCATTGATGAGCACGCAACCATCCGCAGTGGTGGTGCGGAATTTAGTCAGGCCAAGTTCTTCGGCCTTGCAATAAGGGATTTTAATGTAACGATACTCTCTCATAGCGTAATAATATTATCATCGTCATCAGTTATTATATTATCGGAATCATCGGTCAGTGCACCAAGACAGTCAAAAGGGGTTACGTCAAGTGCCACATCTGCCCCATTTATGAATTCCGAAGCATCAATCGAAATGCTCTCCCCATAACCAATAACCTGGAATTCTGCATCGTGCACGGCCTTCTTCATATACCATACAATTGAGAAATGTTCCTCAGGGTTGTCAATGACTTGTCTGCCGACAGTAACTACGCACTCATTCTTTACTTTACTTGCTCCTGCCGGAACTTCTACGCCTCCATGAACAATATGGTCAAAGTCGAACGGCGGGTATCTGCGGACAATCGTTGTCTTGGCTGTTAGGCAGTGCGATGTAGGTGCGGATGGAAGCGTCTCTCCAGCAAGAGCATATTCAGCCTTGCAGATAATCGGTATCATCCCGTCAACATATTCAGGATCGACAATAAGTTTGGCTGTGTTTTGCCCGGACTCATAAAACAAATCATCCGATGAGATTAGGAATTCCTCCCCATCTATCTCTTTGTACCACCAATAACGTACAGCAGCTCCGATTTCATCAGGCGTTTTCCCACCTATATTCAAAGCAGCCGTTATGCTCCTAATGCCTGAATCTGAAATGGGGTTGTAAATGAAGGATGCAGGCTTATCAATAGTCAGCATCGGGGTTACAGCAATGGATGTCGTGCTCATCACTGCACTAGCCTGGACCCTCACAATCTTGCCAGATCTGGTGTCAAGATAACTACCCACAAATACTAGCATTATCGGGTCGAGATAAGGCACGTTCTTGGATACGGTGAGTGCCCCATCAGTGGATATGGAGTAGCCCTGTGTATCAGACGTGATCATGTATTTTGAGACTTCGTCAGTAAGCATAGCGCCCTGCGTAACTTCAGCGGCAACACCTTTTGGTAGAGCATACCAGGTGACACTGGAGAATGTCATCTTGCCGGAAGGTATGATGCCGTTAGGATCTTGCACATATGCTACTGGTTCGAGAACTAATGGGGTCAGTTCCCTGTCAGGCACGTACTCTGACAACTCGGCGTTATGAGTCTGTGTAAGGCTGCCTCCTTTCACCAGCATGGTTGATGAGATATTCAGAGGATCATAAATTACATTTAGTCTTTTTATTTTCTTTGCCATTCGAATGATGATTTAATGCCATTAAAACTCTATATCTGCTGATACTGTCTCAGCTCCATCACGAACATAGGCCTGGCATACAAACTTGCCCTTGAGGCCCTGCAAGTCCTCGTTTTTAAGATCTATCGTGTTCTTCGCTGAGGCATGGTCGGTGTTCCAGACAGCATCTGCTGCCGTGTCCCCGGTTTCCCTGGTCCATGTCCAGTCGGAGTCCAGAATTTCAGATGTGATATCATTCACGCCTCGCTTGACGGTGGCTGTTAGTGTAGTAGAGAGCTGGCCGGAGAGGAATGTTTCGCCTTCAGAAGATTCTATGTCGAGGCTTAATGACGTGTCTCCTGCCACAAGAAGCCAATCTGTTGAATCATAAGCCGGCTCTTGGGTGGTCCCATTAACAATGCAGCGGTACTTGCATGATTTGTGATAAACTTCATCCTGACAAAGGGCATCGCATATGTAAGGGTCATCAACTGCAGTCTCAGCACTCCACAGCGATCTGTCACGTATGGTCTTGATGACTTTCCCACCACGGTCTATCTGTATGAAACTCTTTGCTACTACATGGTCAAGTAGAATTGATGGGCTGTCAGCGAGAGGCAGGTCGGATGGGAGCAGTGCGGAAGGAATTGTTCCAAGGACAGCAGCGTAATTGCTCTCTTGTATGATATATTGGTCAACACCAGTAAGCAGGCAGATTCGGTTCTCAGTCGAACTGAAATACTGGCTGCTCTGGCGTTCTTTATCAGTAAAGTTGCCGTATCTGGCGATATTCATAAATGGCACGGGTGCGGTATTTGACCCACCAGGGACTTCGGAGTCTGCTCCGAGCACGATACGGATTGTGCCGGCTGCCTGGTCAACAGCCGTGACCCTGAAATAGCTAGTTACAAACCCGGCAGACGTGTTGTATCGCCCCTTGCAGATATCATCTACAGCTAGTTCTATTGTCTCATTCCTCTCCAGATCCAGGGCGAGCGTAAAAGCCGTGTCGCTGTCTGGATCCTGTGTCACGCTCTTAATAACGGCACCTTCGGTATTCCATATTTCCCCGCCGGTAACGCGGACCTTGTTATAGATAAGTAGTGGCACCTTCAAAGATGATCGCACACGAAGAGACTGCATTTCAGCATTGCCATCTGAGTCGATTGATGCTCCCGTTCCGGTCTCAAGACCCTCGATGAATCCGGGAGTCTTGAAGTATCCTGCAACCACACCAGCGAACTCGACCAGATCCTTCATGCGCACCGGCTGATCCATATATTTCTCCCAGCTGTGTCCTGACCATAAGCCTGCATCATCTGCGTACCCAGCCTTCGCCGGAACAGGGACATGCTCGTAGTACGTCTCGCCGGTGTCAGGATCGAGCCGCGACACGTCCTGAGCGACCCTCACGTAACCGTCAGCGACGCTCAGCTTATCCAGGTCGGCCTTGTTCTGATGCGAGTGCCCCTCCACGACAGCCGTGCCGCCCTGAGCGCCGGAAGCCGCCGAGGCACCGCCGGAGACGGACGAGCCTGCGCCCTGCGAGGCCGTTCCGGCGCGCAGCTGACTGCGTGGCACCGCCGGCTTCCTGATCATCCTTAAGCTATATTTCTTCTCGTCTGCCATCACTCCACCTCTTCTAATTCATCATATTCGTCCGGCCTCACCTCAACGTATTGCGTCGAGCCGCACGCCTCCCTGATGTTCGCGACTTGCGATAACATCATGAAAGTCTTCCCGGAAGGCTGGGCTTCATCCTCATAAGCCGCCAGCCCTTCATAATCCAGCTCCGCCTCGCCGGAAAGGAGCGTCATCCTCCCGGCGTACTGGCTGTAAAGCGTCCCGAGCAGCAGCTTCTCAGGGCATGCCGTGCGCCCCGCCCTGGTCATCTTCTCGGCAGGGGAGCCGTCAGAAGCGTGCAGATAAGCACCCCTCACGGCCGGGTTGGCCCCCAGCCCTGTAGTGCCGCAGAGCGTCTCCAGCTCGATGCCATCCTTCGCATCCTTATAAATCCACGCCGAATATACCACGTCATCGCAATCTGCCACGTCATAAATCACGTCATCGTTGACTATCTCGACCTTAGGAATTTTGTACAGAGCCCAGCGCAGCTTATCGTAAATCTTATAATCGTCATCGAACCACGTGGGGATATTCTCAAAATCAAAGGCCCATCCTGCGGCGAAGCCCCTAGCCCCTGCTAGAATTTCCACCTCCAGCTCGCCGCCAGATGGCGGATAAGGGAGGTACTGCCCATCCGGCATTTCTAGGAACGAGCCATCGCAGGCGAACTTCTTCCTGCCCTTAATTCCGTCCGGACGCCCTATGCACTGCCGGTTGGCAGTCCAGCCGTTCAGCGCCGACCCCCTGTTGCCCTCCGTCTTATCGTAATATTCCAGGTAGCAGTCGCAGGCAGCTCCGCTGAGGGAATCAGCGCCGGCCACCCATGCGCCCTTGGTCAGCGACAACCGCCCCATCTCCGAGCCGGAAGCGACGTCGTAATTCTTGTAATGATAAAGGGCGGTTCCGTCCTCGCCGTAAACCGTGATGCGGCAAGGCACGAACACATATGCGCTCGCCTCCTCCAGCTTCTTCTGGTTGCCCGACTCGTTATATTTGCCCTTATCTTCGAAGGGGTTGTAACGGCAATCGAAGAGCACCTCCTGCGTGACCCTCAGCCAGTAACGTCGAGCGTCCGCATCCTTGAGCGAAGGGATTCGATATCTCTGCGTCTTCAGCACGCTAGACCAGCCATCCACCTTCGTCCCCTGAATGTAAGGAATAGGGAAGGCCGGATTAAGCTTCCGCTTAGGGAAGCCGGACTTGAGGCTCCCGTGCCCGCCCGTGAAGAACATATACGCAACGCCGGAACTCTCGCCAGCATCCCCCACGAGAGGCAATATTTTGAAATAAGCGCATCCCGGACCGATAGATGCGAGCTCCTTGGCATTAAACGACTTAAGGAAAATGGTGAAGTCAATAAGATTATAATCCCACCTATCATCCGCCGAGTGATGGTCGTAATCCGGATAGTAGCTATAGTAATTGCCGAAATCGGGGTCGTTCTTATCGGCGGATGTTAAATTCAGGTGCGCTGCGTCCGTCTTGCCCTTGTAATCCAGCTCCCCGGAAGCCAGCTCTGGACGCGCGTAAGGGCTGAACTTTATCTTGACGTTATTCGCGACCTTGTCCACGCCCATGACCTGATCGTTATGCGTCCACGTTATCCGCTGCTTTTTAGCCCCTAAGAGGCCATTTAAATCATAGAGCCATATCTTGCCCGCCCTCTGCATCATTCGCATTCCTAAAGGCTGTAGAATGCCCGTGAGCGCATCTTCGTAAGTCGAGACTTCGCCGTCCTCATCGACGAAGTCGTCTCCCCTCACGGAAAGTCCGGTCACGACGGAAGCCGCAGACCCCGCCAGCGTCGTGCTGACGAGCGAGTAATCTATGCCTGAATAGACGAGCTTAGCGGATTTTGCGGCGGCCTCGACGGCTTCCAGCACCGTCGGCGTACCTTCCGTAAGACCGAAGGAAAGCCTGCCAAGGATGCCGAAGTCGCTGAAGGTGAGGGAAACGAGATACCCCTTCTCGGTCGCATAAGGCTCCTCGTAGAATTCGGGATCCAGGCAGCCGGACCACCATAACGCATCCCCGCGATAGACGCAGAGCCGGATGTGGCCGGGCTTGATGCTATACAGATCCTCGTAGGTGCGGTCTCCAGGCGAATAGACGCGGAGCGTCGCAACGCTTCCGCAGATGCTCTTCTCCTTGTCCTCCTTCAGCCACTCAATCGTCAGCGCCTTCTCGGAACGAGGCATATCCAGTTCTCCGACAGACGGATAATCAGCGTCCGCCTCCTGCGATATCACGCAGGTCCATGCGACGCTCTTGGCGTCCAGGAACGAGCCTCTATATCTCTCATGCATGCTCATTTCCTACCCCCTCTTTAATATCCTTCCTTCCTTCTCCAGCAGGCCGTAAAGATCCCTTCCCTCAATGCGGAACCTGACCTCGCCTCCGCCCAAACCGGAGCCCAGCATAGGCCGCAGCTTGCTGAGAGGAGCGACGACCTCAGGGTTAGTCCTAGCCCCCGGATATTCGCCGAACAAACCTAACGTGGCCCCGAAGGCGAGGCCGCCCTCGGCGAACTTAGGCATCGCAAGGAGCGCAGCGGCCACGGACGCTATCGCCGCTATGGCCAGCGCCGGACCAACGATAGGAATGCTGGAAACCGCCTTGCCTGCCTCCGCGCCCGCCGTGAACGCGGCCGAAGCGCCCTGCTTCTTGTTCGCAGTCGTGAGAGCAACGATCTTCGGGATGGCCTTCGCCACGGAGGCTGCGAGGTTAGCGCCCCACGTCACCCATGCCGCAGCCGAGCCTTCGATAGCGCCGCTCATCTGCATGATCGAGTTCGTGATCGTGCCTATCACGCCATCCTGATCCTCAAGAGCGGAAGTGTAGGCAGTCACCGCTCCGGTGTCGTAATCCGGCCTGCTGCCAGCCAGCCCGCCGGATTGCGCTTTCGCTCCGGGAGCCTTGATCTCCTTCAGCCCGTCCGTGAGGGAGCCGCCCCGCCCCATGTACGCCCGCTTCTCGTTAGCGAAGGAGTGATAGAACGCCTTGACAGCCTCGCTGCCTGCCCCGTACTGCCGGATCACGCTTTTCAGCCCGGATTCGAGCGCATCCAGCCGCGCCGCCTCGTCGGACATCGTCGCTCCGAACAACTGATTTATCTCGACCGCCCTTGACGCTGACGCATTCAGTTCCTTCAGGGCCTCGCTCACGTCCTTGATCTTCTTCTTCTTCTTCTTCGATCCTCCGTCACCCCCATCGTCAGCCCCATCGTCACCGCCCTTGCCACTTTTTTTCGACTTGACCTTACTCGCAATATTCTCGAACAGGTCATTCTTCCTGTCAGAGGCTAGCGGAGAACCATTCCGAATCCATTCTGCGAAAGCTCGATCGAACGCTTCCTTCCTCGCCTTCCACGCTTTCTCGATTGTTCCGCCGCTTTCAATCCACATCGGCTTCGAGTCCTCAAGCTCTGCCGCTATGTCTTGTGGGGATTTGCCCCCTACTAACTTCTGATAATAGCTATTCTCCCATTCGCCACCCTTCGCCCCTTTCTGTCTGAAAACGAAAGAATCACTAATCCCGTTAAGCGACTGCGCGAAACTATTGACCAACCTAGTGAGGAAACTAGTGTCGTCCATCGAAAGTTTCAGACCTTCCCAGGCTGATTCAAGCCCTTTGACAGCCCCGACGAGGTTATCCGTCATGGTCTTGTACATCGCATCCAAAGAGCCATTTGCGTCGTAGAGCTTATTGTTCAGGATTTCTAGATCATCTGCGCCGGCAAGTAAAGCGTTAAATGCCGCCACGGATCTTTTATCCGTCATCTTCAACGTCGCATTAAGGTCCACGCCGCTATCACGCAGGCGCTTAAATGCGCTTATTAGCTCAGGCATAGTCCTTGCCGGACCACCGAGACCTTTCGCCAGCTTGCCATTCGCATCGGCAAGATTGAGCAAAATATTCCTAAGCGCCGTCGCCGCACTGGAGGCATCGAATCCCGCGTTAGAAAGAACGCCCATAAATGAAATTGCGTCCTCAACGGAAAGTCCAAACGCATTGGCCACGGGCCCCATTATGGACATCGACTCGTATAGCTTCGAGAAACTTAGGGCACTTGCCGAAGTGGATTTAGCCATCACGTCGAGCAGCGCCCCAGTGTCCTCCGAATCCAAACCGAACGCCCTCAGAGCAGAACCAGCGAAGTCTGCTGCGCTAGCTAGATCAGTCCCCACGGCGGCAGCGAATTTAAGCACCGGTTCCTGCATCGCAGTGATCTGCCCCTGATCGAAGCCAAGACGGGCAAGCGAAGTCTGAAGCGACGTTACCTCCGATGCGGTGAACTCAGTCGTCCTGCCTAGTTCCTTAGCGCTTTCCGTCAGGCCTCGCACCCCCTCTCTCGTCGTGCCAAGGACAGACGCAAGCTCGCTATTAGCGCGCTCAAACGAGGCGACTGTCTTCACCGCATCCGCCACTACGCCTGCGGCAGCCTTAAAGGAGACGTACCCCGCGGCTAGCCCTGCGACCTGCTTAGTCAGTCCGCTCATGGACGACTTCATCTTCCTAAACGAGTTTGAAGCAGAATTACCAGCCTTCATCGTCCCCGTCAGGGCATTCCGCAGCGCCTCGGCGTTCTTCGTGAGCGCCTTGAACGACCGCTCGTCGCCCTGAATAGTGAATACGATTGTCGCGCTTGATTTAGCCATCTTCCTAGTCTTTTTTCCTCATTCTTAACAAAAGTTCCGCCAGCCGTTCCCTGCTTTCTTCCGCAGTGACGTGCGTTTCCTCTTCTCTCTTATCCCAGGGAAATTTCATCACGTCCGCCGCCTTGATTTGCTTCTTGACGAAAGGCTGCAAGACAACCGTCGCCAGCATCCTCGTGCGTTCCCAGCCATCACGCATCCGCCTTTCCTCATCCTTAAAGTAGGCTTTCTGTGCCGCCTCGAATCGGCGAGGGGTCATGGCCTCGAACTCCGCAGAGCTCAGCCCCATGCACCCCACCGCGTATCCGTACAGCTCCAGAATGCCTACTTTTTTTTTACCTCGCCAACGGCGGGCGCTTCCGAGCCTGCCCCTAACGCACGGCTTATATCGAGCATCGCAGAAGCGTCGATCGCATCTGCGAACTCCTGCAAGCCGTAGTCGAAAGGTATCTTCTTCGCAGCGCAAGAGGAAACGACGCAGCACCAAATCATCCTCACCATTCCGGAGAGGTCGCCATCGGCGATGTCCGTGACCTCCTTCCCAGTCAGCTCGTTGTAACGGAGCATCGCTCCCATCGTCATCTCGCAAGGGTAAGCCTTGCCGTCAATCTTCACTTCCATGTCAGCCTCCCACCGGCTCGCTAGCAGGAGCCTCGGTTATCTTGCTTTCATCGAAGAGCGTAGGCTCTCCGTCGTTCTCCAGCTCGACGCTATAAGTCGCATCGTCCTTAGCGGGGTTAGTCTCATCGAGCTTCGTGATGACGAATTTCCCGGTGAGGTAAGGCTCCGCGTCGCTCCCCCTTTCGAAAGCGGAAACCTCGACTGGCCTGCCTGCCTTCCAGAGAGGCAGGATCTTCTTGAATCCGCCCTCGCTCTCCTCCCAGAAGCGCAAGCCTTCTGCGCTGATGGCGATGCTAAGCCCCGAGACGGACTTGCCCGACCACAGCCCCGAATCCGATGATGCGGTGGCCACAGGCTTAACCGCCCTGTCCTTGGTCTCTGCCGAATAAGTGATGGTGTGGCTCGTGCAATGCCCGAAGGCGTTGCCGTCTATCTTGATGAGCAGGTCTGAGCCATTCTTGTAACCAGTTTTTCCCATGTTTAATAATTTTTAAATCAATAAATTCTAATTTCAAAAGTCATATTCTGCATATATGCGTCGTCCGCCCAGGCTTCTTCGCAGTCTATCATCTGAGCGCAAGCGACCGCCAGCCTCCGCCCCGTCGCATCGACGTAATCCTCCGCCTCGCCGCCCTCAAGCACGTCACGGACGATCTCGGCCATGTTCACGCTCTCCGCATAGGTTCTTGCGTAGCAAGTGACCTCGATGCTCACCGCATCCGAGCTCCTGCCCTGCTTCACCGGCAAAGCCGCGTTGGCGGCCTTGCGATAGCAGACGTAAGGCAGCTGCGCCCCAGCCTCCGATACGACCGGGAACACCTTGCCGCAAACGCGCATCAGCTCTTCCGAAGAAGAAAGCGCCTTGTAGACCCAGAGCCCCGCCGATATGCTAGTCAACTCGCTCATATCATGCAACCATATCGCTTAGCCGTCTTAATCACGTAGCCGCGCATCTCATCCTGCATTTCCTTTGACACAGAGCCCGCTACCTTCCGCTCAGTAGATTCCATGAAGGCGTAAGGCCGAAGCTTCCCTGTGCGGCCCCCATGTCTCCTGCCCCCCTTAATAGAGCCGCGCCTGCGCTCCTTCGTGCCGAGATCCAGCCATCGCGCGACAGGCAGGTCCCTTGCTGGCGAGCTGCTGCGATAATAGCCTTTCTTCGTGCCTCGAACCGGATAGACGGAGACCTTGAAGCCCGCAACCCTCGAATAGACCTTCGACCAGATAGACCGCCTCAGCCCGGGTGTCGATCCCTTCACGGATGATGCCATGCCCGCCTGAGCGGCCTTGCGGACCTTATTCGAGGCACGGCGCATGCCGCCACGAACGGCCTGCCTGCGAGCCTTCTCGCCAAGCTTGCCGAACATGGCGACTAAGTTATCGTCATCGTACGTATTTGCTCCTATCCTGGTCTTCATGGCTATTCGTTTACTCTTGAGCAGTAAAGCCTCCGGAAGCCCCTTGTCCTCGAATGCTGCACCGCATCCACGCTCCAGGTCATGTCCTGAAACGAGACCCGCCAGCCAGAAACGACATCGTGAGCGTCCCTGATGAGGAAGTTCATCTTCGCGTCAGGGAAGAACTCGCCGGCCTCCTGTGAGATGCCCCCGCTTTTCCATTCCGCGACTGCATGCACGAACCGAACGAGCTCGTAGGCCGTGGTCTCCGCCCCGAACGCATCGGTCGATACCTCCGGCCTGTAAAGCCCTATCCTTTCCGTCATCGTCCCCGCGTACATGGCTAATCGGATTTAGACAGCTTCCTGTATCGCTTGATTATCGCCGTGACCCCATAAGGAACTTCCTGCATCTGCGAGCCCGCAGCCGCCTCACGCTGATTGTACCAGTGCCCGGCCAGCATAACCACCGCCTGCCTGAGATCCGGAGGGTACATCCCGTCCGTCCCCATTGCGGCAAGCTCCGAGGCCGACCTGCCAGTAGCGTCAGTGACATAAGTCATCGACGCATCGAGCAGGTGGCTCAGCAGCTCATCGTCAGAATCGAAATCGTCCGCCCGGACGGATTTCTTAAGAAGCTCCAGATCGGTCATGGCTCAAAGTTTATTCAGACTTAACCTTCCCGAGGGCGAACGCATCCTTGCGGAGCGTGACGGTCCCGAAGTGGGAGTTAAGCACGAAATCAACGGAATTCTGCCTCAGCAGCGTGTAAGGATCAGCGACGAAGCTAGCCTGCCCGAAGAAGCCGGCGGCCTGATAGCCCCAATCTCCGAAGCCAATGAAGCTCTCGCCTATCGCCGACGTGGTGAATACCGGGCGGCCGAGGATCATGTCGTTCTCGCAAAGGAAACGACCACTTCCCGCGTCAACCTTCACGTCCATCAGCTCTGCCTTCATCGCATCGGTCATTACCCAGCAAGGATAGCGAAGGTTAATCTTAGACGCAACGGAAGCGAACATCTTAAGCAGCTCCTTCCTCGTAGGCACGGCTCCGGCGAACGCTACGGGGCTAGACGCAAGGCCGACGAACGGCCCGTAGGTCTTCCTCTGCTTGGTCGTTCCGTCAGCAGCCTGATAATCAAGCGAAGTGGCGAAGATAGCATCGTTGATGAGGTCGATGATGGCATTAGGCGCCTCAGACTTCACCACGGAGTCCACGATGCCGGTGCTGTTCTCCAGCTCCTCCCTGGTCACCGGGATGGCTATGCCAAGCCGCTTCCCGCTCATCGTCAGCTTATCGAAGTCAATCTTGCTGTCAACCAGCTTCTCTGCCTCATCGGCGAAGGAAGCAACCGCCTTGCCGTGGATAGGCCAGCGGAGCGTCCCCGCAAGACCGGAACGGATAGTGATGCCGACCTTGTCCCAGATCAAGCCCTTACGCACGGGGCCAAGGATTTCCTGCTCCTGCACGGGGATGATGCCTGTATCCGCAAGGGCGGCGGTGGTCTGAGGGGTCACCTCCCTCATCATGGCGATAGTGACGTTCTGCTGACGATTCAGCAGACGCTCGCGAAGCATAGCGTCCGTGTCCACGGCCGGCACGGACATGTTGCCATAAGCAGCCGCAGCCTCCGACTGGATGCGCATCTGGAGCACCTGGTTCTCCCTGGTAAGGTTAACGAACTCTCTCTCCTCCGCCTCATTGCGCTGGCGCTGCTCCTTCTCGCAAAGATCCGCCATCTCGCGAATCCTTGCGCAATTGTCCTGAAATTTAACGATCAGGTCCCTAAATTCTCTTTTCATAAGCGATTAAAGTTTTGATTTATAATTTCAGCCCTGCGGCGCGGCGCATTTCCCGCACCTGTTCACTGATTTTCTTCTTGTCATTCTCTGCCTTCTTGCGCAAAGCGTCCTCAACTGATGCGAGCGCATCCCTTTCCGATGCCGCCACGGACGTGTCCGGATACGCCGGATCCGCAGCGAGGGTGAAGTCATAGATGCCGTCAATCTGCTTGATAGTGTACGTGATTTCCGTCCCGTCGTCGGTCTTGCCAACCGTCCTCTCCACGCACAGCGGATTTGAGAAATCCGCCGTGAAGGCGAAGCTGCACCCCGCTATGTCGCCACGGCGAACCAGCTCCAGGGCGGCATCACCATCCTGCGTCCGAGGCGCATCGAACCAGAAGCGCACTCCCTTCTCATCCACTTCGTAGGAAAGCGTCCCCTCGCCGTTGCGGCTCCTCGCAAGAAGCTTCTCCCGGTCATGGAACATCGTCATCTTTATGTCCGACTGATCGAGCAGCTCCTTGGTAACCGCCCCCTGGGCAATCACCTCACGTACGGATGCCCCATCATAGGTCCAGAGCACGGCGGAGGGAACTCCGAACATGATGGCGTATCCCTCTATGCGCCTGGATTCCTGCCCTTCTCCGGCTTCCCTCACATGTAGGCTCGCCGGCGTCAAAATCATGAATATCTTATTCTTCATTGTCATCGTTATTTGCAATCGAATTTTCCTCGTGCGGGCTTCCCGCAGACATATCATGCAGCGGCTTCAAGTTTGCGCTGACGAGAATCTCGTCTCCGCCCTCGACCTCAGGAAGGTTCTCCTCCCTGCGCCAGTCGTTGACGCTATAAATGCCAGCCTGGATCGTCTTAAATTGATAATCCACCTTCGAAGCCAGGTCGGTCGAGTAGATGCCCCGGCGGTCGAAGATGAAACGGCGCTTGAACGCAAGCGATTCGGGCACGAGCTTGCGCTGAAACTCATCTTCTATCTTCGTCAAGATAGGGTTGAGCCCAGACGAAAGGAACGCCACGTTGGCATTCTCTGCGCTCTTGTAGTTGCTGGACGAATCTTCAAACACGAAGGACGGATGCACGCCAAAGAAGCGGCAAATGTCCTTCACGCCGAATTTCCGAGTCTCCAGGAACTGCATGTCCGTAGAGCTCAGCGATATCGGGGTGAATTGCACCTGCCCCGGAAGCGAGACTATCTTCTGCCCGGACGAGAATTTCGCATCCAGATCCACAGCCGTCTTCGAGAGCTCCGAATCCTGGTACTCGCCGAAGCCCCTGACGCTGGAATCGTTGGAGACCAGCCCGCGGACGTTGCCGCCATTCTCGAAGCGGTTCAGCGTCTCCCTGTCACCGGCGTACGCCGTGTCAATCGCCAGCCTCGCGAACGCTATCGTAGAAATGCCCCTCTTGCCGTCTAGCGAATAGTTCTTGACGTGCAGGATATCCTCCTCGGCGAAAGTGCGATCAACGCCAGCGACGAGGTCGTGAACCTCGTAACGGTCACTGAAGACATCATGGCTCACGCAATCGGGATTAAGCAACGCAAACCTTCCGTAATCCATCAGCGCCGGATCGTAAACCGGAACTATATAGGCGTTGCCCTTAAGCAACAGGCAGCGCACCAGCTGCCTCCAGAAATCCGAAGCGCCATAGCATGCGTCCGGCTGAACGCCGAGAAGATAGTTAAGCCTGCCTGCAGCATCATCCACGAACACGCCATCGCGCATCCTTTGATAGCGGAAAGGAAGATTCGCTACACTATCCGCAAGGAAGTTAACGCAGCGGTACACCGACGAGACGCTAAGCCCCATCCCCGCCTCCGGCAAGGACGCACGAACCGGCGAACCCGTCCGCGGCGAATAGACCTGCGAAGAGCCAGCCTCCCGGCGCAAAGCGCGCCTCTTGAATTTTGAAAATATGCCCATCTACTTATAGGCAGAAAAACCCGAAACTGGTACCACCCCCTACGGTAGCCTCAGCGCACGTAATCTATGAATAAACGCATGCACATGAGCATCGTAATCACGCCGTCAATCTTCTGTGTTGACTTACGCTTAACAGGCTTGCAGTTCTCAAGCTTGTCCACATCCAGAACGGCATTACCGAAGCAATAAGAGTTGATAGGATTGTCGTTGATAAATATTTTCCCCGTCTTAACACCGTGCTCAAAGCTTTCGACCGGAGCGGTGAAGTTGCCGTAGGTCTGCTTAACGCCCTTGATAACATCCCCCGCACCACTTGCGGCGAGCATATTGATTACCTCCTGGCTTTTCCACGGATCATAACCAATGCCCAGTATGCGCACGACCGAATTCAGATAGAGGATATAATCGACAATAACCCTATAGTCTATCACATCCCCCCTCGTAAGACGGAGACAGCCCTTGTCCGCCCAGGCACGGTAAAGCTTCTCGTTCGGATGACACGGAAGAGCTCCCTCAGGGAAGAAGTATGCTGTGTGAAAGAAGAAAGACTTATCTTCTACGCTGTACAACCCGAAAGTAACAGCGCTGAAATCATCACTTTCCGACAAATCTATAGCCACCATGGCATCCGGACGGCCCTTTATCGCATCGAGCGGCATAGGGCGAGAAATAGACCGCGCAAGCGTCGAAGATATCCAGCTCCGCTGCTCGTTCTCCGCATAGACGTTAAGCAGCTTTGTGCGGAAAGCCAACATCGCCTCGCTGCCGTTACGCATCGCATTCCTATACTCCTGCCGATAAAAGTCCATGGACACTGTAACTCCCAGGTGGGGATGAACCTTACGCCATGTCTCTTCACTATCTTCCGCATCGTCGATATCCGGCTCAAAGATATGCACGAAGACGCTGTCATCGTCATAATCTCCGAGCAGAAGCCCCTTATAGCCTTGCAGCATCTCGTAGAAAGGCCCATCGAAAACGTCCGAAGCGGTCGTAATAATTGCCGTCAAAGGGTTCTCCCGAACGCCCATCGACGAAGTTAATACCGTAAGCAGATTGCTGTCGCGAGCCTGGCTGAACTCATCCATGATGACCGTAGACGCATTCAATCCATCTTTCGTCCTTGCGTTAGCCGTGAGGCACTGGCAGAACGCCTGCCTGTCACTCCTGCGGCTCTTAATGCTTTCCTCGTTAATGCGGTAACGTCTTTCAAGGGGATCCAGCTTCCGCACGCAACCCCTTATCACGTCAAAGCACTTCTTTGCCTGATCGTTAGAGTTCGCCCCCGCATAGCATTCAGCATTAGCGTCTCCGTAAAGAAGGTCATAGACGGCGAGGGAAGCGCTGCTGGTGGTCTTGGCGAACTTCCTAGGCACGTAAAGAACCACGTTCCGCACGACCCTCCTATCACCCTCCCAGAATGCGAAGATGCTGGCGAACTGGAAGCACTGCACCGGAGTGAGACGGTAGGTCCTCAACCCAGTCTTGCCCGGAAAATAAAGGCTCTCATAGAAGCAGAAGAACTTCTGCACCTCCGTGGCATTTATGCCGTACTTCTGCGCAAGCCTGAAGAACCGCAAGGCGGCCAACTGCTCATAGAGGTTATGTCCTTCAGGGTTCGAAGCCACGCCACGCAGATACTCCTCTATGCGCCGGTCAACCTCGCCAAGACGATACGCGCCAATGCGCACGGAGGCAAGGGCGGAGGTTACATCTGCCTTAGCCCGACGCAGCCTGTCCTTCTCCTCCTCAGTCATCACGCATCCGGCTTAATCACGACGGGCTTCTTCTTCCCTGCCTGCGCCACCTTCTTCGTGAGCTCTATCAAAGGGTCGGTCACGTCCGTGCCGGCAAGCTCCTCGGCGGTAAGACCTAGAATCTTCATCTGCCTCGTGATGCTATCCTGAGCATCCTTCTGTACCTTGAAGGCCGGATGCGGCGCATACTTACTGCCGTACCTCGTTTTCTCTAACACCGTAACCTCGGTAAGTCCGTCAATCTGATCATTCGCCAAGTCCAGCGTACGCATAGCAGTCGCTAGCGCCTGCACCTGCATGTCCAAGCCACGGCTGTATGTCCCCGCCGCCTTCAACGCCTTGACTATCTGACGGCGATAATCCGCCACGCTTCTAACATTTTCGCTCATATAACAAAAATTTACGTAATTATCACAATTTCAACTATTTATAAATAAATAAAAGGCTAATTGTGCTATTTTTAGGCACAAGTCCCGCAAATCCGAAAAATCGCTTTCGGTCAAAAAAGGCTGCGGGCGTGATTGTCCGACCGGCA